AAATTCCATATAATATTTACCAGATGACATTCCTAAAGTTCCTAGCATTACTGCTCTTGAACCTGCACTACCATAAGCACAAGAATTGTTACCATTTGATAATGTTGCGTCTGTTAATTGTATTAAAGGATTTAATGTAGCAAAAACGTTGCTTGGATTATCTTCTGTTTTTGTAAGTGTACCACCACCAACTGTAAAGTTATTACTATTACCAGATTGGTCTGTAACTGAATTACCATCTTTAAGAATAAAGAAACCATTAGTTCCATAAGTTACTGATGGAGAAGTTTTAATTTTCCATTCTCCAGTTGTTGTATCTGTTTCACCAAATGCTGTTGCGTCATAAGAATAACCATCACAGAAATGAATATGGCTCATAGAACCATCAAATGCATTTAATCTATTATCTGAAGCTATGCCAATAACATTTTCATAAGATGTTGAATTTTTTAAAGTATCATAATTTTGTGAAGGATATGTAGCTGTTGAAAAAGAAGTTTCCTGTACTCCATTTACATATAATCTAATTCTATCACTTGCAGTAGATTGAGTTGTATCTACCCTATATACAAGATGATACCAAGCAGAAGTATCTCTAAATAATCTATTGGTGATTAAATTATAATTTTGTAAAGTACCATTTACAACTTCATATAATCTAATTTTTCCATCACTTTGAAAAAAGAAAGGTGTATAATCATCTTGACCATTTGTACCTACATCAAAAATAGTATTAGCACTTAAAGCAGATATTTTAACCCATGCACTAAATGTCCATGTTCTTCTGTTTCCATCTGATGATGGTGTTCTTTGTAAAAATGTACTAGCCATTAGTTAAATTGTCCACCCCCTGTTGCACCGAAGCTAGATGTTAAGCTAAATGCTCTATCTGCTGTTTGACCTTCGGCATCTGTAATTCTTAAAGTAAAATTGTAAGTAGTAGCAGTTGTAGAACTACCACCAAAATCTGTTGTTGTAATTGCACCTGTTGTAGAATTTAAAGCACAATTTGCTTGAGCTGCATTTGTTAATACTGATGTTGTTTCAGAATATGTTACTGCACTATCAGAAGTACCTGCAACTGTTGCAACTGTTCCAGAAAAATCTCCAGCAACACTTCCTAAAGAACCTGCTGCTGTTGTCCATGTAGGTGCAGTTGATGCTGTAATAATATTACTTGAACTTCTACCTGCATTACCATCTGGGTTTTCTACTCTAACATAATAGTTACCTGTAGCTAAAGTTACATTAACTGAAAGTGTTGTAGCATTTGTAAATGAAATTGTATTAGCAACTGTTACTGAACCATCTGTTTTAACAAATTCTACTTGAGGTATTGATACAAAGTTTGTACCAGTAATACTTATAGTTGTTGCAGTAGCTGGAGCAATAGTTTGAGATACATTAGCTACAGTTGGCTTTGTTTCTTGTGCATCAACCCATGTTAATTGATTGTTTGTACTTCCATTGGTAGCAAGTACTTGTCCATTACTTCCAACACTTGTTGGTAAAACTAAATTATAACTTTGTCCTGCAGAATGTGCAGGTCCAGCTATTGAAACTCCATGTGAATTTTGTGAACAGTTAAGAACTAATTTTCCATCAGCACTTGCACCATCTCCTTTAATAGTTAGTCCAGGTGTAAATTCTGTTTTAGCATTTGTTATTGCATCTGCATTTACTTTAACTTCAGTAACAGCATTAGTAGCTAGTTTGTCTGCTGTGACAATACCATTATCTAAATCTGAAGCTGTAATAGCTGCGTTTGCAGGAGTTCTTCCAACATATGCCATAGTATATTATTTCCTTATTATGCTGAGATAGTATCTACAACACTTGTAATTATATCAACAGATGAAGCTGCAGAAGCATAAGCTTCAACTGAATCTCCAGTCTGTAATACAACTTTAGAACCACCATCAATTAATTCTAAAGAACCACCTGTAGGAATAGGTGCATCTTTAATAATGTGATAAGTGTCACTACCATTCTTAACATATACAGTTACATTCACAGCAGTACCAGAAGTGTTTGCACATCTAATACCTATGATTGCATCATCTGAATCTGCTGCTGTTCTTAAAACAGTAGGAGACCCTGACGAGTTTGAAATGTCTTGTTGTAAATATCTTTCGAAATCTTGTGCCATAGAATTATCCTAATTATACCTTTTTTTTACCTGATTGTCAACAACTAGAGAGCAATAGCCATAGCTACTGCAAAACCATTACTAGCTTTATTACTAATATTAGTGTTAGCTGTATTTATTTGAGTTTGAATAGATGAAGTTACTCCATCCAAGAAACCAAATTCTGTATTGTCTACTGAACCATCATGTATTAGATTAGCATTTAATCTATTAGATGAATCAATAGTTGCTTGTTTAGCATCTAGTTGTGTTTGAGCATTAGATGATAAACTATTAATAAATTGAAACTCTGTACTTGTTACTGAACCATCTGCTATCTTTGTAGCATCAATAGCTGCAGCAGCTTTAATATCTGCATCAACTATATTAGTAATAGTATTGTTATCTGAATCAATTGATTTATTAGTTAAAATTTGTGTACCAGTTAAAGTTGCAACTGTTGAATCTATATCTAAAGTTACTGCTCCAGAAGTACCACCACCTGATAATCCTGTACCTGCAGTTACTTCTGTAATATCTCCAGTAGGTATAGTAGCTACTTGTGTATCAACATATGCTTTAATCGATTGTTGTGAAGCAACTGCTGTAGCAGAATCAGATGACATATTATCTTCATCTTTAAATGCTGTACCACTAATAGCAGTATTTAAAACTGGACTATTTAAAGTTGGACTTGTTAAAATTTTATTTGTTAAAGTTTGTGAATCTGTAAGTGTAGCTACAGTTGAATCAATAGCAATATTATTTGCATTAGCATCAATACCTGTACCACCTACAACATTTAAAGTTACATCACCAGATACTCCACCACCTGTTAAACCATCACCAGCAACTACTGAAGTAATATCTCCAACTGGGATTGTTGCAACCTGTGCATCTACATAAGTTTTAATTGCTTTTGCAGAAGCAAGTGTATCATCTGAACCAGATACTGAAGTTATATCTGTATCTAATACTCCAGATTTTAAATTATCAACTTCAATATTAGATAAATTATTATTATCTAAATCAATAACTTTATTTGTTAATGTTTGAGAACCTGTTAATGTTGCAACTGTATTATCAATTGCAAATGTCATTGTCTGTGCAGAACCTGTAGTATCAATACCAGTTCCACCAGTTAATGTTAATGATTGTGAATCTAAATCAATTGATTGAGAACCACCAGCATCACCAGAAAAATCTAAATCACTTGCTGTTACTTGTGCATCAACATAAGTCTTAATAGCTTTAGCACTTGCAACTGTATCATCACTTGCTGATACTGAAGTTAAATCTGTATCTACATCTGTAATACTTGTAGCACTACCAATAGTTAATCCATCTAAAGTAACTGTACCATCAAAGAAAGCATTTTTAAATTCTAAAGAACTAGAACCTAAGTCAATATCATTAGTTGTTATCGGTACAATTGCACCATCTAATAATTTAAATTGTTCTGTAGATGTACCTGATACATCAATATGAAAACCTATTTCATCATTAGTTGTATCAACAATAATTTTGTTTAAAGGAGTAGTAAGACCTGCATCTCCAATGAGTGCAATGACTGGACCTTCTGCTGCAGTACCATCATGTTTATGTCCTGATGATGCATTAAATGCTGCTAGTAATTGATTGTATTCATTATTAAATAAAGCTGCTGTAATAGTATCACCATTATTTAATGAACTCTGTCTAGTATATCCTGCCATAATTTATCTTCTTCCTCCTGCTATGAATGAAACAAACATTCCATTTACTGAATATGGTGCATTAGTATCATTACTAAAAAATTTAAAGTTATTAGAAAATCCACTTCCATTTACTAATATACTTTTACTTGGTAATGTTGTTGTACCAAATACTGCTGTACCAAATACTGCAGTACCAAATAATGAAGCTGAACTTAAATTACCTACAGCAAAATTTCCTGGTTGAGGTACTTCACTACTTTCAAAATCATATCTAATTCTTAAATTTAAATCGTTTTGAGTTCCTTCAGGTTCAATATTAGTTTTTACTTTATATAAACTTTTTCTTAAACCATTATCACCATAGTCCATATCTGGTGTTTGAAATTCTGCTTCAACATTTGAACCATCAAAACTATTGCCAGTATCATGTTGATAGACATAACCTGTTTCATCTGTATGAAATAAAGTTTCTGTACCATTATTATTAACATCTGAGGTACAAAATTTTACAGGAAGTCCTTTAGTTTCACTCCATTCAAATGAAGGGATACCTTCTGAATTATATTTAAATGTTCCTATAATTCCTTTTTGTCCAGAAGCTGCTTGACCAGATTGATAATAAAATAATCTGTACTGACTTCTTTCTCTAATTACCATACTAGAAAGAGTGTAATTAGCAAAGTTATTAATTATATCATTTACTAAAGGTAAAATTTTTCTAGATATAGAACTTAATTCGACATCATCAATTCTAGCTGTACCAGCAACTGTTCTTAATCCATCAGGTGCTAAGAAGATTAAATCTCCACCTATCTCTTGAATTGAGTTACCACTTATACAACCAATATTTTTAGTTACTGATTTGATTATAGGTGTAGAATCAAGGTTTGTCAACTCATATATACTATTTTTACAAAATATAATTAAGCTATTTCTAAATACTTTAATACCTGTTACTATATCACCTACATCTACAAATCCTGCAGATGCTCCTTCAAAATCATAAGGCTTTAATCTAGTACTATAATATACTAAACTAGGATTATCTGCTTGTCCTGATACTACTATTCTTTCAGCATATCTTTCAATTAATGAACAACCTACTGGAGAAGACCTATACATTTCTTCAAAGTGATATTTATTATTATTATCAATAAAAAATTCACCAATACGATTATTTCCATCTACAAAATATAATGTACCATTTTGTCCATAAGATTCAAAGTTTGTAAATTGTATATTAGTTTGATTAGTTCTAGGTATTGTAGTTGCTGAAGCTAAAGCACTTGAGATAATACCACCTTTATAAAAAGTTAAACCATTTTGTGTACTGGCAGTATTAGCATTAATATCTAATGTTAATATTGTATCACTTGTAATAGATAATACTTTATAAAAGTTACCATCAATTTTTATATCATCACCTACAATAAATTCAGAAGTAAAGACAGTACTAGTTCCTGTTACTGTTGGTGAACCTGAACTAATTGAAACTGTTCCAATAGCTACTGTAAAAGTATCTTTATTTATTTGAACATAAGAAGTACCTGTAGTACTAAAATATAAATCATCTCCTTGAGCTACTACAACTCCATCAGCATATCCTGATATACCATGAATAATATCTGTTGATACACCAGAAGGAATAACTGCACTTGTAGTACCTAATTTTTGATAACCACTTATTCTTCTATAACCACCTGTTGTAGATGATTCAAAATTTTGTAATTTAGTTGCAGCTCCAGGTGTTCTAAATAAAGCATGAGAACTTGAAATTAAATCCAAGCCACCTTGTACTGTAATAGAAGCTCCTTGAGTTGGCATAGTTTATTCCTTAATATAAATATGTAAATCTTACATCTGACATATACTCTGGTTGAGGAGAGTTTAATTGGTCAGCCATATTTTGTAATCCTTTTTTATATTCATCTAAAGCTAATTGCGATTGTGCAATATTATCTTTAAATTGATAAATATAATATCTAGCTCTTGCTAGTAAAACTGGTTTGTACTGTTCAGGAAATAATACTTTGTCTGTATCGTTTACTAATTCAGCAGGTCTATTATAAGCAAAGAAATAAATTCTATATACATCATCAGGTATTGGAGATAATCCAAATCTTCTTCCATCTGAACTTCTTAATACTCTTAATGGTGTTGAATAAGTTTGTGAGTTAGCTTTATTAGCTTCTTCACTTGCAGCATAGTTTTGTCTCCATGCTGATAAAGTTGTAAATGATAATTTATTAATTGTATGTGGAGCAGACTTACCTGAAACACCTTCTGTTGTTAAAGTAAAATCATCCCAGTTAACTGAATCATAATCTGTATCAACATCAGTTGAACCAGCTTTCATTAGATACCATCTTTGTCCAGCTACAGTTTCAACAAATGTATTACCATAATAATCATTTTGAGGTGCTGCAGTTTTTAACCAAGACCATTCATCTACTGCATCTACTATATCAAAGTAAGCTCTGTTAACACAATTAGATACAAACTTTTGTATACCTAATGCTCCTGATACTGTTGTTACTTCTGGTTCATTAATTTCAACCAGTAGTTCGTTTGTCATTGATAGATAAGTTTTAGCCATTTAACAGTTCCATGCTCTTAGTGATTTATTAATTCTTGAATTAGGGTCTCGTGCAGTTTTTGCAGATGTAAGTTTCTTCTTCATTCCTTTCATCCTTGCACAAAAACTCTTTCTTCTTTTATTGCCTACAACTTTACTTGGTGCTTTTAAGTTTCTTTTCTTACCAGTCTTAGTTTTACCTTTATTGTAAGAAGCTCTACCTTTAGCATTAAGTCCTCCTTTAGGATTCTTACCCTCTTTACGAGTCCAAGCAGGTGAAGACATTATACCCATTATTATTTTTTCTTAGTCTTGTCTTTTTTAATTACTATAGTCATTACTCCACCATGACCTTTTTTATTTCTGTGTACTTTACCACCATGTTTGTATTTGCCTTTGTTTACTATTTTTCCACCAGGCATTGCTTTTTTCATTGGCATATTGTTTCTCCTATAAAATATATGCGATTATAATTATAATAGCTACAATAAGAACTTCTTTTTTATGATGTTCCTTGTAGTGATTAATTTTGTTTGTCCAATATTTATTTAACATAATTCTTCTCCTAATAAGAGGATGGGGATATTACTACCCCCACCCAATAGTGTATTAAAAATTAATCTATTGTGTAGATAATTTTACCAGCTACTTCTGGTCTTAATACTTTTCTTCCCCATACCATTAAACCTCTAACGATATCTGAGAAAGTACCTGTGTCTCTAACAGTTTCCACTTTGTTCATGCTTGACGCAGCAGCAGTTGAACTCATGTGACCGAATAGAGCTTCAGGTGCAGTTGCTGAACCAGCAGGTGAAGCACCAGATAAGTCATTAGTTGGTAGGTTGTTTGATTTGTACATTGAAAAACCTCTAAGTAATCCAGATGCAACTAAACCATTTCTGATTGAACCTTGACCAGCATTAAAGTCTACTGATAAAAGTTTTGATGCAGAGTTAGAAAGTGCATTGTACCACTCAGGTGCAGCAACAAACCATCTTCCATCTTCAGGTGCATTAGCTTCATCTAATTCTTTAGCAGCTAATGACATTTGGTTTAAAGGGTCAACTTCACCACTTCCAAATCCAATATCAATTGGAGTTGAAGTAGTTCCCATTCCTGTAGTTGCAGTTGCTCCTGCAGAAATAGCTGCTAGAATATTACTATCCATAGCATCTCTTAAAGCATAAGCAGCATTGTCTGCAGCAATAGCTTGGAAGTTGACATGAGAGAATCTCTTCTCTAAGTCATCAATCTTAAATGAAAAAGATTTAGCTTGGTCTACAGTTAGAACAAGTTCTTGGTCAGTTAAGTCAGTTGATGTTACAGCCAGACCTCTTGTGTAGTCTGCTACTGCGATTTGAGGCTCTTTGATAATGTTAACAGTATCACCGAAAGATGAGATTTCTCCCATGTAGTCTGTGTTACATACTGCTTCTGCTACTGCAGCTTTTCTTAGAGCTATTTGTACTTTCTTTGAATAGATTTCAGGAATGAAAAAACCATTAGTTTGACCTGAAACACCTAATCCAAAGTTATATGTTGAACCACCAGCGAATTTAGCCATTGTAGTTACTCCTTTGTTAGTTGTTGATAAAAATGAAAATAGAATTAATCTATAATTCTACCTTCTCTTTGAGCTTTTAAAATATCTTTTTCATATTTCATAAACTCTTCGTCTGATAATTTTTTAATATCAGACCTTTTGAAGAAAGGTTCTTTAGATTCAGGTACTTGAGTTTGTTCGTTAGTTTTAACCAACAAGTCTGCACCTTCATTCTTCGGTTGTCTCTTCGTAGTTTTTTTATCAAGTCCAAGTCCTCGGTCCTTCTTATACAAGTCAATTGCTCGTGCAGCTAATGCTCCATTAGAGTTGTTTTCATATATCCAGTTTTTAATTTCCATTGGCTGAGTATCTGCCCAGTTATGAAAATCATCAGACTCTTTTATTTCTTCAAAGTCAGGATGATATTTTGAAAGTTCAAGTGCAGCTTCCTTTTGTTGCAAAGTAGTATTTGCTTTCTTTAAACTTTCTAACTCGTCTTGTAAAGTCTTAACTTCATTTTGCGATTGTAAGTGAGATACAGTTTCCACAACTCCATAAATGTCAGGATAATCGTTTTTAAAAGCTTCAAGCTCTTCTTTCGATTTTGGTGGTTGGTACTTAGGTCGGTTCTCTTGAAGTTGAACTTTAAGGTCACTTTCTTTACTGTTCCATTCACCTAACTTCCTATCATAATATCGTTTTAGGTCGTCATATCTTTTCTTATAATCAACTTTTGTATAAGGGTTAGATTCTACATTTAATGCAGACTCTTGAACCTTATCCATTGTTGCATCAGTATTCTCAGTATTATCATCTGGGTTGCCTTCGGCAGTAGCATTTGATAAACCTTGATTACTTTCAGGGTTTGGCACAAACAAACCAGTATCAGCAGAAGTTCTATCTTGTGGCATTGCTTCTTCTGTATGCCAAGATTTTTTTCTGTTGTAAGGGTTTGCTTCGGCTTCTTGTCTTCCTTCTTCGTTTTGATTACTCATTGTATCCTCCTTTAGGGCTTCTTAACTGAAGGTAGCTAAGGCAGGTGTTTTTGTTTAAAACGAAACTACAAGGGCTTATAATAAAATTATTATAAGGTAGCTTGTCTATTCATAGAGTTACCTTTCTCTATAAATTCTTTTATACTATCTCTTGCTCTTCTGCTTGAGATTGAATACCAGCATCATAATCTGCTTCTGCTTGTTTCATCATCTTTCTTAATTTGTCTACACCAATATTCTTAACTGCCTTGGCTGTAAATACAAATTCACCATCTGATAAAAGTGCTGGGATAGAGTCTGAAGTTCCTGTTCCTGGTCCTTCTACTTCTCCATCTTCTGTAAATTCTGTTGCAACTAATTTAGGAATGATAGCTTCTAGTTCTGGATGCATCTCAACTGCTTCATCTAATAGTTGTTCTTCTTCATCTGATAAAGCTGAAGTATCAATAATAGCATCCATACCTTCTAAGTCTTCATCAGTAATATCTTCTTCATCATCCATAGGCATTTCACTATCCATACCCATTGGTTCTAATAAAGATTCTTCTTCTACTTCTAATTCTTGCATAGGTGGCATATCTTCATCAGGCATTTCATCTTCAACAACATCACCTTCAGCATATGCTTGATACTCTGGTCTTTGTCTAGTATATTTTTCTGTTACTGCTCCACCGATTGCCATTTGTGCTTTAACACCTTTAGATGCTTTATAAGCTTCTAATGCTTGTTCTTGTTCATCAGTTAAAGGTAAACCTGAATCTTGCATAGCTTCAAGTTGTTCCATTTTTTTCATTTCAATTAATTCTTTTGTTGATATATCTCCAGAACCAAATTTCATTCTTTGCATTATTCCACCTTTAGCTTTTTTAATCACACCTTTACCTATTAAAATATCTTCCTGTGTTATTTCACCATCACCACTTAAATCTGGGAAAGCTTCTCCACCTTTATTAAATCTTGTTCTTGATTTGTCTAATGCTCTAGAAGGTAAACCTTTTCTAGCAGACATAGGAGTACTAACATCATAAGGTGTAATACCATCAGATGTTTTATCTTGTTTAGCGATATAAGGTGGCATTGACATTAATCCACCTGTAGCCATTTTAATTGCTTTTACTTTTTTCATTTTACTCCTTGCTTAATTATAGCAATATAAATTATATTAGTCAACACTAATATTATTTTACTATGTCTCTTACATTATTGGGCAGGTTCTTCAGTCTGTCCAGTAAATTCCATCTCCCCTGGCATTGGTGTATTACCAGGTCCGATTGGGCTTTCGCCATTTCCAGGGTTGTTTGCTCCTGGAGTTTGTGGAGGTACTCCTCCATCACCACCCATTGCTCCGAGTTCACCAGGGATAGGAGCTTCTGGGCTAGTTCCTTTGTTAGCATTTTGTTGTCCTATTATTTTTGCGTAGATTTCTGCTTCGTCTTTAGTATTTAAAATTTCTGCTGGGTCTAAATCTAAAGAGTGAGCTAATTCTTTTATTACTTCTGACATTCTTACAAATGGAGCAATAGCAGGATTCTGTACAGTTTGTAAGAACATAGTTAGTCTTTGACTTCTAACTTCTTTCTTCATCAAACTAGAAGAACCTGTTGCTTTAATTTCTAAGTCACCATGTATTGGTAAGTCACCTTCATAGAATTGCATATTCCATTGGAACAATGCTTCACCTAAAGGTTTAATTAATTGGTCATCAATATTTTTAATTACTGTTTTAATATTTAATGATGCTGCACCCATAAGCATTGACATACCAGATGCTGTTCTTGTCATAGATTGAACACCTGTTTGTCCATGTGAGTAAGATGGTAATCCTGTAGATTCATCTGCAAGTTGTCTAAACTTATCAAACATCTGCATATTTTCTACAGCAGTATTTGGAAACTTTAATCCATAGATTGATTGACCAGGAGAACCAGCTTGTCTTTTAAAAATCTTACCAGGAAATACTTCCATAGTTTGATTAGATGCTAGTGCTGATTCATCAACATCAAATATTAAATTACCAGCTAATGCTAAGTTATCAATTGCCATTCTTGCATGACCATTCATAATCTGTTGTGCATCATCCATGTTTTCTGGAACACCAATACCAAAAAATGTATATGGATTTTTTTCATATACAAAAGATTGATAAGGAGTTCTAAAAGGTTTAAATGGATTTTGAACAATTCGAATTACTTTATCTCTAATCATCCAAACATTAACTTGAACTTCTTCCATGTCATCAATAGACTCATCAAGTTCTAGACCTTCTTCTCTAGCACTCATTGCATCTATTGTTCCCCAGTATTCTAATACTTCAAATCTATTTGATTCAATATCAGGGTACTGACTTTTTTCTAAATCTATATCTGTTTCCCAAGATTTCTTATTATACTTAGCACCCATTCTTAAACATTCCATGATTGCTTGTTTGTTAAAGAAAGGTCTGTTAGTTAAATCTAAAACTTGGTTTCTATTTAATCTATGTCTTTGAATTACAAATTCTGCTTCTTCCATGTTTCTAGCATTAGGGTCTGGATAAAAATCCCATATGCTAACAAATTCCATTTTAGGAACTTTAACAGTTTCAGGTGTATACTCTCTACCATTGCCAGTATCAGTATACTTATGTAAAGTTTTATTATAAGTAAAAGGTCCTTTAATAATTCCTGTTCCAAGTAGACAAGCTTCAAAGATTGCACTTCTTAATTCTACACTTCCATTTGATTCTTCTATTTGGTCTAAGATTAATTTTTCTAATCTTCTAGCTGCAATCTGTGCAGGTTTAATCTGAGGCATCTCAGGACTTGGAGCTGGTCCAGAAGTTAAATCTGCATCTTCATATTCTTTTTCTAAAGAACCTAAGTTAGCATCATTGTTTAATGAACCGAAAGTTGCACCAGGAGCTAAATCATTTCCATCACCAGGAAAACCTAACCCACCATTTGATTGTTGCATGATAGGTTCACCAGGAGTATAATCCATATTACCTTCAATACCTGGAGTAGGTTCTTCATTTTGATTCATACCCATTTGTTCTTTTAATGGATTTAAATGAGCATACTCATCAATACCTTCAGGTACTCTAGTTTCTTGAATAGTTAATGGAAATTTATTTGCACCAAACAATACATCAATCAATTGACCATATGCTGCTAGTACTTTTGTTTTAGTTACTTTGACAAAGACTCTAGATTTCTCATGGTCTCTGAAAGCTACATTTTTAAAATATCTTCCTCTGTAATTATGGAAAGCTTGTAGCCATCTATCTTCATCATCTTCTCTAGTAGTTTCACATTGTTGAAACCTAGAATTAATTTGAGCAACAAGATTAGAAATTACTTCTTCGTCTTTTGCTTCATCCATAGATGGATTTGAATCTTCTCTAACCTGGTCGTAAGTAGCCATATATAATTCCTTAAATTATTTGTGCAGTAATATAATAATACAGTTATTATTACCTCTTGTCAACTATTTTCTTGATTTCCACGATAACACTATTAGGTATAATCGTGCTGTTTCCAATCTCTTCAATCTTGCCTGACTCCTCATCAGCCAAAGAATAATCTCCAAATATTCTAGTCACTCCTTTAGTTTGAGTTAATAAGTGACCTTTAGTAACACAAATAGGCAGCTTTGCTTTCTTGCAACCTTCAATAGATTGCCATGAGCTGTCGGAGCAAATGTCAAGCCAGTACACAGAAACCAAAGGATACTTGTCTATTTCCCTAGTAGCTTTAGTATTTAATTTAATTTTCTTTTTAACCATTACCCTTTTTCTCCTCCTGCTGTTGTTTCATTTTACTAAATCCTTTTTTACCTTTACCATAAGGTTTAAAATCTCCTTTACCATTTACCTTATCATCTTTAGCCCATTCAGTAAATTGGTCTTTGATTCCACCAGCATCTGAGTATCTGTATATATTCATTTTAAATACTTGATGTATATCTTCTTGTTTTAAATATTCTTGAAGCTCTTCATAGCTCATCACTTCATCATACTCTTCATTTGTTTTAGTATTTTTAAAAGTATATAATGGCATTAGAAATACTTCCTTAATACATGAAGCTGGTCATCATACTTAGCTATCATCTCTAATTCTTTTTCAATTGTTTCTAATATATCAGAATGTTCTCCAATACCTATAGAATTATTTAAGTATATCTCTACATTAGCTGAATGTTTTTTTATGTGTCCTTCTGCGTGTGCTATTAAACTTTCTTTTATTTTATCTCTCATATTAATATCCAAATGTTGGGTCTGATGGTGTCCATCGTTTTTTGTTTGACATTTCTTCCCATACTGAAGTTGCTCTAGGTCTAGACATAACTAAATATCTTAGAGCATCATAAGCATGGTCAGAAGCTTTTGTATCTACATCCTCTGGTCTACTAGGGTCAATAGGTATAGATTGTATTTCTCTTATTAAGTTAGGGCAAGATTTAAATATCTGGAGCTTGGGTCGACCTTTGTCGTTTAATTTTAATCTCTCATGTATTTGTATCTTGCCTTGAATTCTGTTCTTGTCAGCTCTTCTAAGCTTGTGTCCTGCTCTGGATAGTACTTCCCCTACAGTTGGACCAGTAGCACCAGTCCTTGCCCACGCAGCTCCATCTAACACACCACTTACAGATAGTCTATCCTCTTTCTCAAACTCAAAGATTCTAGTAGCTAAGTCTTCGCCTGTTAAACCTTTCTGATATAATTCTCTATAAACAATTAATGTTTCATCGCTTGGGTCTACTGCTGCCCACACTACTGCTGATTCTGCTGCATAACCATAGTCAATTCCTTTTACTCTCACCCAATGTTTAGGTAAATCAAAAGGTTCTATTACATGACTATCATAATCAAATTCTGTAAAGGCAGCTCCTTCGGAAACATCCCAGTTACCTTCTAGTAATTGTTTTCTTTGTACAGCAGGTAATGATTGTAGCATCTGCTCGTACTTACCATCTTCAGATAGATAAGGGTTATCTTCTAATCTAGCTGGTATAAATTTTCTTGTTATTTTATCTTGACCTGTAAAGCTTTCATTTGGTGGAGCTGGGTCTAGATACCTTTTCTTAACCCAGTTTCCTCCAACTCCTCCAGGGTTTGCAGTACACCGAATGTAGCATTGTATTTCATTGTTTGTTGTTCTCAATCGTGATTGCAAGTATTGGAGTGGGAACTCTGTTGGATACTGTGTTAACTCATCTATACCTATCCAGGTATATGATTGTCCTTGGTATCTATAAACATCAGCATCTCTATCAAGGTAACCAAACTCCAATGAAGCTCCTGAAGGGAATCTCCATATCTTTTCAACTTCTCTAAACTTTGCACCCTTAAAAGCTTTAGGATACAACTCTCTAGATTTATCTATTAGTTCTCTTAATTCAGGCATTGACTTTCTTAACAGTAATGCTCTATGTTCTTTAATGTGCATAAATCGTAATGGGTCTACTAACATAGCATACGATTTACCACCTCCAGCAGAACCACCATATAATACATCTTGTTCAGGTGCTGCTAGAAAATCTGTTTGAGGTCCTGAGTTAGGTTTAAATACTACTCTTTCTTTTTCTTCTTCAATGAGTTTTTTAACAGGACTAGGTAAGGTATCAAGTTTGTCTTCTTCGATGACCAAACCTTTTTTACTTTCTTTATTCGTTTCGGCATTTTGTACGACCTTTAATGTTTCTTTCTTATCTCGGAGTCTTCTTGTTTTATTCTCCAAGTTCTTTTTTAATCTAGCTATTTCTTTCTCCTTAGCTTTGACAGCTTTCCTTGAAGCCATTTTAGCTTTGTGAGCATAGCTATAGTTATATTGTCTTTTTGGTTTCTCGTCAGTCATTCTTACTTAACAACCCTTTTGATTCTATAGTAGGTTCTGGTTTATCTTTGTCTATGATTTTCTTTAAACCCATAGCTGATAATTTTCTTCCTGTTTGATGTTCTAATATTTCAACTGCTCCTCTTAAACTAAAAGCACCTGACTTAACACCATCCTTCATTTCTTTTAATGCTGATACTTCTTTATCAACAATCTCTAATGTTTTATTATCTTCACCTAATCTATAACCAAAAGGAATAGTCGAACTATTTCTCTTCATCATCTATATCAATATCCTCTGCATTAGCATCTATTAATTTCTCTTTAGCAGGTATAATGAATATGCCTGATGCTGCTGTATGCGTTACATCAAGCTTATCTCGTTTTGCAATACCCACTCTATCCAACAATGTCTGTGCTGCTTGTAGTTTAGCATTGACTTGTGGTATAGGGTCATCACTCTCTAATATCTCCACTAACTTCTGACTGGCTATTGGTGCTGACTTTGCTAGAATCTTTGTGGCAACATCTACTATTTCATCCTTTAGGGAATCTATAACATTAGACTTTGAACTGTCAGCATACCCTGCTTCTTTTAGAGCTAGGTTTATATTACCTTTAGCAACACCACCGAGTGCTGTTAGAAAGTGTTGTTGTTGGTCTGTTAGTTTTCTTTGTTTATTATCTGAGTTAGTTGGTAGAAAGTTATTGTTCATGTATTCATTATAACAAGTTTACATCTAGTTGACAACATTTATTTTGATTTAGAGTTGACAAATGCAGAAGCACCTGTATAATATATATATCAACTCTCCAGGGGGTGAAGCATATAAGTCTATCTGGGGCAGTCCAGCAATATAGCAAGTCTTATGCGAATCTTTATAGCAGGGCGAGGCTATCTAGTTTACATCTAAAGCTCTGTATTTTGTATGAGCAGTATATATATACCCCCACCACCCCCCCATGGCACATATGTACCTACCTTATAATGATTCTAATTAGCAACTAAATATATATATAGATATTATATATAATTATTATACTTAAATAGCTTTAAATATCTTCCTAGTTTACAGAGATAACAAGATTATCAAGCTTTATAAAGATAAGATAAAAACCCTCAAACAATCTCTAAAAATCTCAAGCTTACCAACACTAATAACAATATTTCAATACCTCAAAAACCCTTGCCAAATCTCAAGCTTAACAACCTAGAATTTTTGAAACTGGGTCGACCCTTTATAGCTTTAATTCTAGCCTGTGGATAACTTTAATTATTATGTTGCAATATCTTTTTATTTATTGCAGACCTTTTTTATAAATTTTTATAAGTTTTTAAGCTTAATTTCTTTTTATATCTTTTATATTTGATTTGCTTTGATTTGCTAAAATAAGCTAATTTTAAGCATATTCTAAAAAGTACTTTTTTGTCGCACCCTAAATCGTCTATTATTGTTATATATCAAGCCTTATTTAAGCATCAACTAAAAGTTGTATTTGATTATTTTATTATCTTAAATTATAACTTTATTCATGAAAACAAAAATAACATTTGAAATAACAAAGCATAATTACAAAGCATTTGGAATTCAAAACAATCGAGAATTTAGAAAATATAAATCTAGAGCCTTAAAAGATTTAAATAATAATTCTTTGATATTTCAAAAATATTACAAGCCAGTCAAATCAAGCATATATAATTCGATTAACCAATCAATTCAAGGTGGTAAATCTAAAAATGCTAGATACAACCATAGCTTGTAATAAGTAAACAACACAAGATTTTTAATTAAATCTTACAACTGGAGGTAGAATGTACCATATAATTTTATGGTTAAGTTTAATTTTTGGAAGTGTTTTTTCAATAATTAATAATGAAATATATTTAAGCTTGAGTTTATTCTTAATATTTGCGATAAATGTAGCTTATAATTTTACAAAATAAATAATAACAACTGGAGGTTGATAAATGGTAAATATAACAAATAGTGAATTTGCAATAATAAAAGCAATATTAAAAGTAGTTAGTGATAAATGCAATTATTATTGGGAAAGTGAAAACGATATAGATTATGACAAAGAAGAAGCTAATAATTATATTGATTTAAAAAAAGACTTAGAATATCATATAGAATTAAAAAGATATAAAGATGTTGATTTAATGAAATTATTATACGAATTAAAATAATACAACCAATAGGAGAAAAAAATGTTAAGCAGAAAATACTATAAAAAACTAGCAGAAATATTTAAAAATGGATATGTTGAAAGTTATAAAAATACATATGAGAAATATCAAGGATTTGATGGAAATCTAATAGGTTGTTATATTGCAGATATGCAATGGGAATTGATTAGATTTTTAAAAGAAGATAATCCTAGATTTGATGAAGATACTTTTTTAAAAGCTATGGAAATCGATTTTACAAAATTAAAAAAAGAACTAGATAAAGAATAATAACAATACAACTGGAGGTAGTATGGTAAAATTAAATTTAGAATATAAAAAACCAGTCAAGCTAACATTTAAAACTGGAAATCCTAAGACTGATAAAAACTTAAAACAGGAATATAATAAATACTGGATACTTAGATTAAATCTAGCCCCTTATACAATTAGTGGTTACAATGTGTGTCCTAGTGCAAGTAAGGGTTGTGCTGAAAGTTGTTTGCATACTGCAGGAAATCCAGTATTTCAAAAACAAAAAGACCTAGGAAGGATTAATAGAACTAGATATTATATGCAAGACAGGGTTGAATTTCTTAAACAACTTATAAAAGAAATACGAAACCATGAAATCTATTGTAGCAAAAATGGATTTAAACCAGTAGTGAGATTGAATACAACCTCTGATATACCATGGGAAATTCATGGAATTTTTGAGTTGTTTCCTAATATAACTTTTTATGATTATACTAAAATAAAAAAGCGAGTAATAAAATATTTAAATAATATGTATCCAAAAAATTATCACTTGACATTTAGTATGCATGAAACTAATTATGATGATTGCATGGAGGTATTAAATAAGGGTGGCAATGTTGCAATGGTATTCAGAAATAATTTACCAGAAAATTATAAAGGTTTTCAAGTGGTGAATGGTGATGAAAGCGACTTGAGATTTTTAGACCCACGAAATACAATCGTAGGTTTAAAAGCTAAAGGCAAGGCAAAAAAAGATACTACTGGATTTGTAGTAAATAGTTAAACAATAAACAACTGGAGGTTGAATGATACAACTACTATACGAAACTAAAAAAGAACTAAAAGAAAATGTTGGTAAGGAATTAAATTATATTGAAACATCTTTTTTTGGTGAGGAATATAAATCAACTGGTACTATTACAGGGTGCAATAAAAAAAGAAGTTGGTTTGCAAATGTAATAATGCAAGATGATAAAATAATAAAAGTAAAATAACAATAGGAGGTTGAGTGAGTAAAAAACTATTTGAAGTATGGAAGAAATTAAAAACAATAGATAATAGAGAAAGTGTTTTAAAATCTTTTAAAAGAAATAATAAAAAATTATATATTATTTTTAAAAAAATACATATAGAAAATAGTATAAAAGAATTATGTAAATAACATAATCTTGCCATAATTATTTGGTAAGCAATAATAACAATAACAAATAGGAGTTAAGATGTTTAAAAAAGAGATGAGTATAAAAGAGTTTATTGAACAACCAGAAATCAAAACCTTAATTGATAAAGGTATGATGACTGTTAACGCAATAGATGAACAAGAAGAAATCATTGATGAGAATGTTGATGAATTTGTAGATGAAATAAATAAAACTGGTAAACTAATATAGGAGGAGTAATGAAAAAATATAATCAATACACTTTAGAAAATCATTTTAAAATTCTAGAGATACAGACTGGCAGAAAAAATCCATGTGATATAATGGAATTTTTAGAAGAGCAATATTATTCTGTATCAAAAGAAAAGTATGTTAAATATAAAGACATGGACATCACACACTTGATAAGAGTTATGTTGAATGCAAGTGCAGATGTTGAAGACAATAGACTAGAAGTAATAAGACTAAGAAAAAAAATAAGTAAACTAACTAAAGCATTGGAGGACTAATGAAACTATTTACTAAAGCACAAAGAGATAAGTTGATTAAGAACCATGGAGAGAATGAGAATGCAGAAAAAACTACTGAACATAAGGTAGTAGTAAAACTTTTTAATCCAGTTGGTATTGGTACATGGTACTTAACAGAATTAAATCCATATACTAATGTTGCATTTGGGTTAGCTGACTTGCATGAAAAAGAAATAGGTTATGTAGATATAGCTGAACTTGAAAACTTAAAACTTCCAATGGGTTTAAAGATTGAAAGAGATAGATATACCAAGATAGATAAAACATTAAAGGAGTTATTATAATGAGTGATAAAAAAGAATATAACTTTGTAAGTAAACCATATGATAAAACTACTGAACAACTTGATGAAGTTATTGAAAGCAGAGGATATAAGAAAGCAGTTAAAAGTTTTCAAGTTAAATATCCTAAACTTAAAACAGTAGATGTATGGTGGGTTAAAAATGGAATGGAAATATATAAAGAACAGAAACTTCCAATGGGTAGAAAGAAAAAGCTAGGATAATATATGATAGAAATAATTATAGACGCACCAATGGAATTACAAATATTAATTTTGTTTGGTTTGGTTATGATAGTAAGGAGTATGTTTACAAAGGAGGATAAATGAAAAGACTAATAGATATAACACAAAAGGATATTATAAATGGTGTTCAAGGTGATTGCAATAGATGTGCAGTTGCTTTAGCATTAAGAAGAGAATATAAAACTGATGATGTTGAAGTTACTATTGCAGATGGAAGTTATGTTTCATTATGTATTGGTAAAAATGAACTTAATATAACTACTTATATGGACAATGATTTATTAGATTTTATAGATTTATATGACAGTTATAATAAATTTGATTCTGATTATAAAGGTAGAGAACATAAGATACCTAAACCATTTACATTGGAGGTAGTTGAATGAAAGAACTAAAGTTTGAAATGAAGTTGGTAAAAATATTAGAACTATTGCATGAACAGAAAACAAGAGTGATAGAAGATAAACCTATACTCTATACTAACTTGTCAGATATTTATCAGAGAGTAGAAATACTTTATGATACAATTAAAAACAATCAATACACACCAGAATATTATGGTGTTAAGGGTACAATGGCTATAGGAACAAACACAGAACAGAAAGGAAACAATGACTGAACAAAGTAAGATACATATAATATTAAGAAAATTAAATAAGTATGGTAGAGATTTATATTATGTAGTTAATAAGGATGACTGTTGGTTGCCAGTTATATATGGGCAAGAAGCATTGACTAAACATAACATAGATTATTTAAAGATGACTAATAGATTTTCATTTGAATTAGAAAGAGAAGAACTATAATGTACTTTATAATTTTTAAAAAGAAAAAAGATAAAGACTATAGATTGTTTACTAACACAATATTCTCTCAAGAGAAAAATGCTGAAGAGTTTGGTAGAAAAAGTATGAAGAGAACTGAAGAATTTAAAGTAGTAGAATATACAACTGAAAACTTAGATGATTATTGGTATACATAGTTATATAGATATTAAGATATGTGTAATAGTATTATTATTAATAACCCTAAAGATTTTATATATATACTTATACCAGAAATTTTTAGATGTATAAGAGAACATCTACAAAACATTATATAGGTGTGACAACTAATCGCATCCTATTGTTGAAACAAAATTCTTGGTTGACATATTGTTGCCACAATTATATTGTAGACCAGAATATATAAATAAAAAAACAAAGGAGTAAAATGTTATTTATTAAATGCAAAGTACAAGGTGAGCCAATGTTCACTTGCGATGTAGCTTGGACACAAGAACAAGCAGTTGACTTACTGAAAGAGTATAGAGAAGATGATAGTATCAGTAAATATTCTCTATCAGATACAGAGGGTCAAGAAGGATTAATAAAAACATCTTTCAATACAACTAGATATAATAAATACAAAGGAGGAAAATAATATGACTGAACGAGAAAAAGAACTTGAAGAACAACTAAGAGAAATGAGTGTCAAGTTTATTAATGTTAAATCTAAAGCTGAAGATTTGATTGCTGATTTAAAACAAGCTGAGAAAGTTAGACTTAAATTAGTAGAACAATTAAGAGGTAAGTAAATGAAAACAACTAAAGAAATTAAAGACCATTTCAGTAAGGATGAAATAAAAATTCTTATTGAAATCATAAGAGGTAGACAAGACTTTGATGTTATGGAAACTGCTATCAAAGATTTTTATTCTAATGAGTATGATAATGAGGACTACTCAGAGGGTGATGGAATACATACTGGTGATGAGTGGTTAAGAGAATACTTATTAGAAAAGTTAGAGTTTGATTTTGAAGTAGGAGGATTAATATAATGAGTGAGTATGAATATAAATATACAGAGCAATCAGTTGATGTAAGAGAGTGGACTATAACTTCACCTAGAAAATTAACTGAGGAAGAAGTACAAGAGATAGGAATGGATTGGGGTTCATTTACTGAAGGTGAAACTTCTATTGTAGAACATGAAGACTATCCTAAATGTAAAGTTGTATTCAATGGAACTGAATATGGTGACGATACACAAATAGAAATAGAAGGAGATACAGCAGACTAATGGAAAAGAAATATAGAACTAAAGTAAAACCAGATACAAGACCAGTCGGACAGTTAGCTTATGAGAAGCATTGGAGTGTAGAGGGTTTGATTAAATCATTAAACTATAAACAACAGGAGATAAACAAATGGCTAAAGTTAAACAGGCAATCATAGATGTACAAGAAGAAGTATTAGATATTGTAATGAGTAGAACTTCATTAGAACGAGGACATGAAACAATAAGTCTTCCAGAAGTACAAACTATTTTATTTAAAAAGTATTTTCATAAAGCAGATACTGGATACTTTCTAGATGAAACTGTAGTTAAGAATGCATACAACAAAGCAGTATATGAAAAAGAAAATGAGGAGGAGTATGATGAGTGTAGATGAGCAAGGAGATTTAAGAATAGATAGTTGGTTAATAAAAATATTCTTAACCAATGGTACAGAGAAAACAATAGTTGAACTACCAGATGAGATAAGTCAATCAATAGATGACTACTTATCAGAGATACAAGAGGAGTTAATAACATGACTGAACTAACACCTAAACATTTTGAAGTGATAGATAAGAACAAAGCTAAAGCATATGAGGATAGAAAAGAAATGAAAAAAGAATTAACAGAGTTTATAGATAAATGTAATGCTTATGAATTACAAAGGATGTACTCAGAGTTTAAAAGATTAAGGAGGGAAGTATGAAGTATTGGTTGTGTGAATTTCACGAACAAAATGGTGAAGCTGAATATAAACATAGACATATATACAATGACAAACAATTAGATGACATTGGACATGAAGGTGATGACTATGATTATAGAATATTAAATCATTTCTTTATGGAAAATATAACTAAGGATGATGAAGATGGAGGAGGTTATTGGACTGGTGATGGATGTAGGATAGTAAGATTTGATGGTATGACACAATGCTATAAGAAAGATTTTAAAATTATGTCAATGTGTGGTGTTTATTATGTAGGAGATAGCATTAGATTAACTTGGAATAAAACTACTGAAAGTTATGATGAATATAGAGAAGAAAAATATAGAGTGAAAGGAGCAAGTACAAAGGTATGACAGAGGACATGATGAAAGAAATACTTGAAGACTGGATGAGTTGGAAGTATGACATTATTGAAATGAATAATTCAGAGTGGACACAAAGGGATGAGAGTAAGTTAGCAATGATAGAAGCTATACTCATGGAGCAACTTAATATAATAAAAGCTAGGGATAGAAGATGAACAACTTAAATGAAGAACTGATATATGCAACAGCATTTATAGATGCTGAAGGACATATAGAATTTAAAACAAGAGATAAAAAAAATGGAAGAGGTAAGATATATCCATGTAAATCTATTAGAGTTGAGGTTACTAATACAGATTTTAAACCTGTGAAAGATATGATAGATACATTTGGATGTGGTTTTCTTTCTTATCCTAAGAGGAGGTATAAAAAAAATGGTGAGTTAGGTAAGCAACAAATAAAATGGGGAGCATCACATAGAGATTGTTACAAAGTTATTAAAATGATTTTACCCTTTTTAAAAACTGAACAAAGAATAAATGTAGCTAATGAAATTATAAATTATTATGAGTAAAAAAGTTAAAGTTAACAAAGCAATCTTTGGTAGAAAAGTATTTAAGAATAGAGTTGAACTTGAATACTATAGAAAATATAAACAAATAAACTTAGTAAAGGAGTTAGTAGTGGACATACATCAAGCAGTAGGTATAGCTGAAGGTTATATACCAAGTGAAAGTGCAGAGGAAGAATTAAGAGCATGGCAAATGTTAATTGATACTGGAGTTTGTTGGAAGCTTCAAGGTTGGTTTGGAAGACAGGCACATTGGTTAATAGATAATAATATATGTAAAGCAAAGGTAGTAAATTAATGCTTGACATTTTTTTTATTTATGGTATAAGGATAAGTATGATTTTAAAAAAACTAATAGTAAGATTGCGTATGTGGTATGCTGATATAAGAGGACATCATGGTAAGAAATGGAACTATGAACCTTCAGAATGGTATATGGGTATGCATAAAAAAAGGAAAAATAAAAATGGAAAATAAAGAAGTAAAAAAATATATAGTGATGAGTAAGTTTGCAGGTCAAGATAGATTTATGTTAGAGAAACAATTTATTAATAGACATAGTGCTGACTACTATGCAACCTTAATGACTGAAGAAAAAGATTATAAAGATATAGAATACTTTTTGTTTGAACAAAGTGTTGCTTACAATAACAAAGACAATGTAGATGACGATGGTATTCCTTTTTAAATATGTCAGGAAGAAATTATAAATGGTTGGAGAAAGAAATGTTAACACCAAGACAATTAAAGTTATTTAAATATTTAGTAGCTTATAAAAAGAAGCATGAGATAATGCCTAAGTTTGATGAGATAAGAGAGTACATGAGTATCAAATCAAAAAGTGGTGTTTATCAAATGCTTGGGTACATAGAGTGGAAAGGATATATTAAAAGGTATCCTGCACACGCAAGAGCAATAACAATTTTAAAGGAGGTAGCTTAATGCACATAGATAGTTATAAAATTTTTTCATATGGAACAGAATGGAAGAATGGAAAAGAAAGTAAGACAGAAACAATAAGACATATGCTAACATCAGAGGAATGTATTAGAGGTAAAGAATTAATACGACTTCTTGAACAGTTAGAAGAAACATGGCATGGTGATTATGGAGATAAAGATTGTCATGTTGAAATAACTTTTAAGAAAAGACAAGACTAAATTAAATACAACTTACAATAGAAAGGCAACACCTGATACCTTCTAAACTACTGATATTATTACATAATATTTATTTTTTAGAGAGGTTGCTAAGACAAAAGTTATAAGGTATAATAGAGATACTGTCTTTAAACAAAAGACAAAATCTTTTATCCAACATAACTTAACAGACAGGACAAACCAATATGAGCAATAAATTTTTCTTAAAAAAAACATGGGTCAATGTAGATGTATGCGTTGAAGACTATTATAATTCAGGTACTACATTAGCACAAGTTAAAGAGAAAATAAATTGGAGTCCATATTCAAATATAATTAGTAAGGAAGTGAAACATAGTAGACATACAGTAGAAGAGATTGATGAAGAAACATTTAAAACTAAAATCAAAAAATCCGATAGCGAAAAGTCTAAGAACAAAACAGTTTCATTCGAAGATTATAAAGCAGAATAAAAAGTCTTTATTAGAAAAGGTGTTTGATAAAATGAAATATGATATTGAACAATAGCACAACTCACAACATAGGTGAAGGCGAAGGTAGGGCAATAACTCCTGAAGTATTATTATATAGAAGTGTTATTGTTAGAGCAATCATGGATGCATTAGATATAGATATTCATGCATGGGGAAATAGTAGAATACAAATCATCAAAGAAGCTAAGGCTTGGTTTTCAAAAACCGACTCACACTTTTGTGAGATATGCGATTACGCAAATTTAGAACCAACATTTATAATCAGAAAGTTTAAACAATTACACAAGGCTAATGCTAAGAAACTTTTTAAGAATAAAAATATTCATAAGTTTTTAACTCATTATATTTGTAGCTTTCATCAACAGGAAAAATACTAATGGCAACAGGAAAGAATACTAAGTTTGATTTAGACTTAGAGTATGGACAAATAAGAGAGAAGAGAGTAGCCGACTTACTTAAAGGAAGTAAAGTTGAAATTAAAACTGAAAGGAGTTGGTGGAGAAAGACAGGCAATATTGCTATTGAGTATGAGTACAGAGATAAACCTTCAGGTATAGATAAGACAGAATCTAAATGGTGGTTTCATATCTTAGAACTTAATGGTAAAGAACATTGTATGTTAGTCTTTAGAGTATCAAGACTAAAGAAGATAGTTAAGAAATATAAAAAAACACACACTAAAAACATAGGAGACTATAGAGCATCTAAATGTGTAGTAATTCCAATAGTAGAATTATTTAATGAAGGATGTTATTCAATATAAATATGACTGAGAAAGCTTTATTAACAGAATATAAATCTACGATAGCTGACTTAACAAAAGAAAAGCAAGAATTAAATGAGACTATCATACAGAAAGATAGTAAGATTAAAAAGATTCTAATACAATTAGAACAGGCTAATTCTGATATTCAATCTATGGGTTCTAAGATAGGTGAACTTCAGGAAAAGCTGAACAAGAAACAAACTATTAAATTAAACATCGACAAAAAGATAGAAGAAATACTTGAAAAAAAAGATGAGCCAAGTGTTGACAAGGATGATGAAATTTGATAGAAGTAAAATAATAATTAACAATAACAACAAAGGAAAATACATATGGCAATAATTGAAGGCACAGCTTACTGGGCTTCTCTGACACGACCAAACGAAAAGTTTGAACCTATGTGGAGAATTGATTTAGCAGTTGATGATAAGTCAGCAGATGAATTAAAGAGCCAAGGCATAGCACTTGGTGAAACTACTATTGATGAAAAGACTATTCCAAATATAGTAAGGTTCAAAAGAAAAGTACAGAAAGCTAATGGTGATAAGAATACTCAACCACAATTAGTTGATGGTGCTAAGAACCCACTAGATAAAATAGTAGGTAATGGAAGTAAAGTTAAAGTAATGTACAAACCATACGAATGGAACTTCAAAGGTAAGAAGGGAATGGGTTTAGACTTACAAGCAGTACAAGTAATTGACTTAGTAGAGTACACACCTAGGGAAGACTTTGATGCAGTAGAAACTTCTTCAAGTGGTGTTGACATCAAGGATGATTTTTAGTACTATCCAACTGTTGAAATGAAAATTAAATTTCATTTTTTCTTACTCCGAGGGGGTGGCGAGAAATTGCCACTCCTTTTTTTTGGACTCAATTAAAATTAACTAAGGGCGACAATGGAAGAAATAAATAAAAAAGGTTTTGTAAAATATCACTTACCCTGTCCACTATGTTCTAGTAGTGACGCAGTATCTGTTAACGCAGACAACTCAGCTTATTGTTTTTCATGTCAAGAATTTATAAAGGAATACGATATGGAAGCACAACCAACAATACCACAAACTAAAAATGAATATGAAGTAAAAGACTTCATGAAAGAATCTAACTATGCAGAGATTATAGATAGAAATATTTCAGAGGATACCTGTAAGAAGTTTGGAGTTACAGTTAAGATGGATAGCATGGGTACTATCACTAATCACTACTACCCATATCATGATACACAAGGTGCAAAGATAGCAACTAAAACTAGATACACTAAACTAAAAGAGTTTAGCATACAAGGTAACACAAAAGATTCTGGTTTGTTTGGTCAACATCTTTTTTCTAAAAACAAATATTGTATAATTACAGAGGGTGAGTTAGATGCTTTATCAGCTTATCAGATGATGCTCAAAGGTACATATCATACACCAGTAGTAAGTATTAAGAATGGAATATCTTCAGCAGTAAAAGATATTAAGAATAGTTTAGAATGGTTAGAAAATAATTTTGATAATGTCATTGTTAATTTTGATAATGATGAGCATGGTATTGATGGTGCTATGAAAGTTGCAGAGTTATTCTCTCCAGGAAAATGTAAGATAATGCATTTACCTGAAGGGTTTAAAGATGCGTCTGATTGTTTAACTAAAAACAAAATACAAATATATAATAAAACATTTTGGGATGCTAAAGTATTTGCACCAGATGGAATTATAAATGCTAATACATTATTAGATGATGTACTTAAACCAATAACAAAATCATTTGTTCAATATCCATTTGAAGGATTGAATAAAATTACTTATGGTCTACGACCTTCAGAGTTAGTTACCTTTACAGCAGGGTCTGGACTAGGTAAGACACAAGTAATGAGAGAAGTAGTACATCACATTATAAAATCAACAGAAGATAATATAGGTTTGTTAATGTTAGAAGAAACACCAGTCATAACTTCAAAAGGTTTGATGAGTGTTGAAGCTAATCAAAGACTACACTTACCAGATGTTCATGTAAGTAAAGAAGAAATGAAAACATACTTTGATGCAACAGTAGGTACTGGTAGAGTATTTATGTTTGACCATTTTGGTTCTAACTCTATTGATAATATTGTTTCAAGAGTTAGGTTCTTAGCTAAAGGTTTAGATTGTAAGTATGTAGTGATTGACCATATAAGTATCATTGTATCTGACCAACAACATGGTGATGAGAGAAGAGCATTAGATGAAATTATGACTAGACTTAGAACACTTGTTCAAGAGACAGGAGTATCTATGATAGTTGTATCACACCTTAGAAGACCTGAAGGTAAAGGACATGAAGAGGGTGCAGCAACTTCACTATCACAGTTAAGAGGTTCGGCTAGTATAGGTCAGCTAAGTGACATGGTTATTGGACTAGAGAGAGACGCACAGAACGATGACCCTGATATTCGTAACACCACTAGGATAAGAGTATTGAAGAATAGATTCTCAGGTATTACTGGTCCTTGTTGTGATTTAAAATATGATATAGATACTGGAAGATTAACTGAGGTTAAGTCTGATGACTTTTAATAAAGTTGTATTTGATATAGAAACCACTATGACTGCTGATAAGATATGGTGTATTGTTTGTAAGCATGGCGATACTTATTATCAGTTTAAAGAAGATAGACTACATAGGTTTGCTGAACTAATAAAACAAACTGAAGAAGTTATAGGTCATAATATAATTGGATTTGATATACCAGTAGTCAATACAATTTTTGGTTATGATGTATTTGCTAATTGCAAAGTAACTGACACTTTAGTTTTATCTAGATTATTAAATCCTATGATAGAAGGTGGACACTCATTAAGAAACTGGGGTACTAAGTTAGGTCAAAACAAAATACACTTTGAACAGTTTGATTATTTCTCTGAAGATATGTTAACCTATTGTAGAAATGATGTTGAACTAACTGAAAGACTTTATAAATTTTTAATTAAGAAGACAACAGACTTTGGTCAATCAGTTGAACTTGAACATAAGGTTGCACAAATAATTCAGAAACAACATGAACGAGGATTTAAAATTAATGTTGTTGAAGCATATGAATTACAATCTAAGTTTCAAGAAGATATGAATGACTTAACTACTAAGGTAAGACAAACTTTTCCTCCAATGAAAATAGAAGAAGAGTTTATACCTAAGTCTAATAACAAAGCAAGAGGTTATGTGAAGGGTGTTCCCTTTACTAAAGTTAAATACAAAGAATTTAATTTAGGTTCAAGACAACAGATTGCTGAACGACTAATGTTACTTGGGTGGAAACCTAAGAAGAAAACAGATAAAGGTCATGTGATTGTTGATGAGAAAGTATTATCTGAAATACATAATATACCTGAAGCTAAATTAATAAACAGATTCTTAATGCTACAGAAAAGAATTGCTCAAGTTAATTCTTGGATTGAAGGCATTAAGGAAGATGGTAGAGTACATGGTAAAGTAATAACCAATGGTACAATTACAGGGAGGATGAGCCACCAGTCGCCCAACATGGCTCAGATTCCTGCTGTGTACTCTCCTTATGGTAAAGAATGTAGGGCATTATGGACAGTAAACAAAGGTTATAAATTAGTAGGTGTTGATGCTTCTGGACTTGAGTTAAGAATGTTAGCACACTACATGAATGATGAAAGGTACACATATGAAGTCGTTAATGGAGATATACACAGAGCAAATCAAGCTGCTGCTGGTTTGGAATCAAGAGATAAGGCGAAGACTTTTATCTACGCATTTATCTATGGAGCAGGTTCAAAAAAAATCGGAAGTATCATTGGAGGTTCGGAAAGAGATGGCGAAAGAGCTAAAGAAAAATTTCTTAGAGCAACACCAAGTCTTAGAAGCTTACGAGAAAAAGTGGAACGAGTGGCTCAACGAAGATGGGTCAGAGGACTCGACCAAAGAAAAATAATAATAAGACATCCTCACGCAGCATTGAATACTTTATTACAAGGAGCAGGTGCTATTGTTATGAAGTATGCGTTGACATTGCTAGAGGAATATGTTATAAGAAAACAAATCAAAGCATTTCCAGTTGTAAATGTACATGATGAATTTCAATACGAGGTTGAAGAAAGTAGAGCCGAAGAGTTTGGAAGGTTAGCAGTACAATCAATTATAGATGCAGGTAAACAATTAAATGTAAGGTGTCCACTAAATGGCGAATATAAAATCGGAAACAACTGGTCAGAAACACATTAGTACGATAGCAACAGACATCAAGCAATTGATTTCTGATATATCTACTGGTAAACCTGCCAACATGACAGAGGAAAACTTAAATGTTTTTCTTAATAATATTAAAGAAGCTATTCTATCTTGGAATACTTCTCAAGTAAAAGCAGAAAAGTATGAAGGCAAACTTAGAATGTCTTCTATTGGTAAACCTGCAAGACAACTATGGTATGATAAACATAGTCCTAAAGATAGAAAAAATGAAGACACAGGATTAAATTTAAAATTCTTATATGGTCATATCATTGAACACTTAGTACTATACTTAGCTGAACTTGCAGGACATAAGATAAAAGACCAACAAAGAAAAGTTGAAGTGTCAGGAGTATCAGGACATATAGATAGTATTATTGATGGTGAAGTATGTGATGTTAAGTCAGCTTCACCTTTTAGTTTTAAAAAGTTTCAATCAGGTGAGATAGTAGGTGATGACCCATTTGGTTATCATGCACAGTTAGCAGCATATGAAGAAGGTTGTGATACAAAAGCAGGTGGCTTTCTTGTTGTTGATAAATCTTCTGGTGATATTTGTTTTTACAAACCAGATGATATGGCTAAACCTAATGTTAAGTCTTTGATTAAAAACCTAAGAGAATCTTTAGAGAAAGATACACCACCAGAAAAATGTTATGAGTTTAAGACAGAGAAGAATGGTAACAAAACTTTAGCTACTGGTTGTATGTTTTGTCCTCACAAATGGGAGTGTCATTCTGATGCTAATGGTGGTAAAGGTTTAAGAGTATTTAAATATTCTAATAAGAATGTTATGTTAGCTGAGGTTGTTAAAGAACCTAATGTAGATGAAATTACAAATCAATATAAGGAACAATTAAAAAACTATGGAAAAAGAACTGAAACACAAGCACCTACTAATTAGAGCAGAGGTACAAAACCCACCTAAGAATGAAGAAGAAACTATTTCTTGGATGAGAAAATTAATTAAAACAATTGATATGAATATACTTGCAGGTCCTTATTCTTCACAAGTTTCTAAGAAAGGAAACAAAGGATTAAGTGGTGTTGCTATTATAGATACATCACATATTAGTATTCATACTTGGGATGAACAGAATCCTGCGTTAATTCAATTAGATGTTTATTCATGTAAAGAATTTAAGAAAGCAGATGTTATAGATTGTTTAGAAGAGTTTAAACCTATAACTGTTGAGTATAAATACTTTGATAGAGAAACTAATTTTATAGAGGTAAAATAGTGAAGTGTTTTATTTGTAATGGTGATGTACTTTGGGGTAATGATTTTGATGCTGAAGATGTATATGACAATGATGAATATTTATTTGTAAGTAATTACAGTTGTAAAAATTGTAATGCTTCATATGAAGTTTGTCATGGAAAGAAAGAAAATGAATAGTAAAAAAATGAAACCTATAAGAAGAAAAGCAAGGCACATACTTGTTGAATGGCTACAGTCTTTGTTGTCTAAAGAAGAAGCTAGTAATATTAATTATAAAAATGTATTTGATTTTATACCTAATCAAACTCATTACTATGATAGTCAACAACAATTTAGATTACAACCTTGGTCTTACAAATGGATAGTAAAGAAACTAAAAAGAAATTCAGAGTTGACAATAGATGATTTAAATGCTATGTTACAACCAACAGAAAAACAATTAAGAAGACAGGATAATATAATATAATGCCAAGTAAAGAAATGTTTAAAGGTGTTGCTTATGATAGCTTAGATAAGCAAATTGATGGAGACCACTACAAAGGTATGAAGATACAACCTGCTCAGTTTATAAATGAGAATCAATTATTATTTGCTGAAGGTAATGCTATTAAATATATTTGTAGACATAAGCTAAAAGGAAAACAAAAAGATATAGAAAAAGCAATTCACTATTTAGAAATGATATTGGAGAGAGACTATGACTAATGAATCACAGATAACACAATTAGAAAAAAGAGCAAGAGGTTTTCGCAGAATTATCTCAGCACTAAATGATTTACCTATGTATGGTATTAACAGACACTTAGATAAAATACTTCATGTTAAGATTGATGCATTGAAAGACCATCTTAAATTAAAGATAACAAGAAACAATGATAAGCTAAATGAAATGTATACTGAAAGTGTAGATAGTTTAGCTGATGATGATGGACAACAAGGAGAAGTAGCACCTGTTGTTATAGAAGATATACACAATAAGGAAATTATTAATGACAAATAATATAGTAGGTTTAAATGGTAAGAATATTAAACCACCTGAAAAAAAAGATGTATATAATTTAAGAGTTTGTTTAATAGGTTCAGATGATATAGACATCAAAAGAGTAGAAACATTTGGTGTTGCTGAAGATGGTTTCTTTATGGTAAAGTCTTTAGACAATCCTAAGTTTCCTATATTCATGACTAATCCTGTTAGAATTAGAACTATTGAAACCTATAAAGAAGGTACTAATCCTATGACTAAACTTAGAAGCGAGAAGAATGATGATGATTTTCTTGTTGACTTACTGAAAGAGAAACATGAAAACCAATCGAAAACTTAAACAAAAGAAAAGAGTTAGAAGAAAAGAAGCACACCTCATGGGCTTCAAATTAATTATTAATAATCAAGGACAATTTATTACTGAGTTATCTAAGTATCCTTTAGATAAAATACATCTTCATTTTAAGAAAGAAAATGCTGGAGTTATTAAAGCTTTGTTAAGAGAGTGTTCTGCTAAGTTTGAATTGTTAACTGAAGACTTAGAAAAGATTGCTTCAGATGTTTCTTATAATTAAGATTCAACAATATCTTTAGGCACACAACTAAATCTTACATATAACTTTGCATCGTTAATCTGTTGTTTAGTTAAATCACTTCCAAATAAAACTTCATATCCATCACCCATTCCATGTTTAACACAATCATAATGAGTTTCATGTTCAGTAATTACTTGTGGCATAACACATTGAGGTTGTCCTACCGAACATAACATTATTGTTAATATATATATTTTTGCTGCTGTCATATTTTTATTTCCTTATTGACAAGATAAACACTCATCACTATCACTATCTAAATCAGCTAAAGCTTCTTCCTTACATTGTTGGCTACAAAACATATCTAATTCTTCTTTAGCTTCATATTCTTTTTTACATTTATTACAATTTTTTTTCATTTCTATTCTCCAATTATTTTTTTAATTGCTTTACTACCATCAATGTTTGATTCTAATTCAGCTTTTACTCTTCCACATTTGTACTCTATATTATCATTAGCTGTTCTCTCAGCTACTCTCTTTCCTTTTAAACAATCACTCATTGCAGGTTGTATTCTGTGTTCAGTTAATTCCCCTGCTATAAACATACATAATGCTACTACTGTACTAATGACTGTTTCCATTTGCTCTTACCTTATCTTTTAGTTCTTCTACATCATTTAAAGATTTTTCTAATTGAGATTTAAGAAATTCTATATTAACTTTGTTAGTCATATTCTGTTCTTGATTCTCAATTAATTTTTCTACATCTTCAAACAACGATTCTATTAACATAAATTGTTCTTGGTCTGTAGGTTTCTGTTCTGACTTTTTTAATAAGTCTGCTTGAAATAATTCTCTTGATGTTTCTAAACTGGTAAGTCTTGCTGTTACTTCTGTATACGCAAACACACCCATAGCTACAGCTACTACAATCCCAATCATATTTTTAACTGGCATACTTACTGATGTGTCTTGTGATATTTTCATAAATTAGGTCCTCCAAAAAATGCTAACAATACAAATGCAACAATTAATAAACCTGTAAAATAATAATTCATAACTAGAGTCCATATTATTTAGTTGCTTTCTTACCTTTGTTAACACCTTCTTTTATTATATAAGACTGAGTACCATTAGCACCAATCTCTACTTCTTTCTTTAACTCTTTAAACAGTTCCATTCTCTTTTTTTCTTTGTTTACTTTTTCTGTGTAAGAATTTATAAGTTTTGTGTCTCTCATTTACTACCCCCTATGTATCCACCGATAACACCAATCAATCCTGTAACTGCCATTTTCATTAATGTAATTACACTTTCATCTACAGGTCTATTCTCTTCTAATGCTACCCAATAATCACCAATAATAATAACACCAAGAAGTACTAACACTCCAGTTGTTATTAATAATATAACTATATCTTTAAAATTTTTAATCATTTCTTCTTTCTTTTCTTTCTTAATAATTTTACTCTTGAGTGCCATAACCATGTAGTAAACTTAATTGAATAAGTTTCTAACCACGAAAATAAATTATCAACTGAAGAAAATAGTTTATAAAAAAATTTATCTATCATATTATTTCTTAACTAGTGAACCTCCAAAGTACAAACCAATAATAGCTGATACTAAGTTTGTATCTAATGGTGTAAGTACTAGTCCTTTAGCTGATAAATATTCCCACTTTAACACATCTCTACCCTCAGTTAGAAAAAAGAATCCAGGTTTAAATTCTAAATAACCTACGATTACATTTGCTTCAGGGTCAATCAATGGTAATAGTTTTGGTAATACTATAATAGCAAATACAGCAGTCAATGCTATAATTCTTCTAGTCCATTGGAATCCTACATTCTCATATTCTCTTGCATCTTTAAACGCAGCAGTTTGCACCTCTGCTCTTTGCAGTAACATCTTTTGTTCTGCTTGTTTAGCCTTAATACTTTGCGACCATATACTCATAAATCCTCCGAGTACAGTTGAGCCTAGCATTGTTATCATTTCAAATGGCATATTATTTATCTCCTTTTATTTTTTTAATAATTACTCCTGATGTTCCTATTTTATATTTACTAGGAATTTTTTCTACTTTAAATTTATCGCCTAAGATACTTTTAATATATTCTTCTAATTCTTTTTGACTATATCCTTTTTGAAAAGTTTTCTTATCTCCCTTACCAAATATCCAACCATCATTAAATGGTGTAGCATTCTTAGAAGATTGGGCTGCTTTAGTAACTTCATTACCTCTTGTTGTTATAACAGCCATACCTTTATTACTAATTAATTGTGATATTTGTCTAACAACATTTGCTCTTTCAATAGGGTCTTCAATTACATTTAATACATTCGCATTAACAACACCATCTTTAGATGCAAATCCTTCTTTAAATATAACATCATCTGCTGTTTTATAATCAGGTACTTTACCTTTTACTTTTATAATTTTTTCTACTGGAACAAAAGGTTCATGATTAGTTACAATTTTATTTGTAAATTCTTTTGAACCTAAACCTAAACCAGAACCAAAATCATGTACAGTTTTAACATTAGCATCATCAAATATTTTATTAACTTTTTTATATGTACCTACTGTAGTTGATATTGCTGTATCACCTCTTTTAACTGCAGCTTTTGATAGTCCTTTTGCTATAGCTTTACCTACTATACCACCTATATTTTTTTCTATTCTATCAAAATTAATACTAGACATTAAAGCAGCTAATTGCTCTGCTCTTCCACTATTTTCCATTTGTTTATTCCAATTAGTTTTTCCAATTTTGTTACCTTTATCATCATAGTTAAATAGCATTTGCTTTGCTGCTTCTTTATAATCTTTTCTATTAACAGCTTCTAACATTTTTTTAAATTTAGGTAATTTTGTACCTCCAATTTGATGTGCCATTTCTATTAATACTCCATAAGCTTTAGGGTCAGTAGTATCTTTATCTATTAAACTATCAACATCTCCTCTAGCTACTTCTAAATCTCTATTAAATATATCTTCAGCTTGTTCTTTTGTTAAGGTAGATATTTTATAACCATATACTTCTCCACTTTTAACTTCATCATCAGTTAATTTATGACCATATCCTATAGTTTTATTTCCTTTCTCAACTGAATCATGAACTATTTCACTTGTATCATCCTTAAATAATTTATCATTTTCATTTATTTTAATTCTAGTTTTAACTGTTTCAGGAATTGTATTATTTAATTCCATTACAGGTAAACTATTTTCATCTGTTTTTTCTGGTTTTGCTATAGGTAATATTACTTCTTTAGCTGCCTGTTCAACAGCATCTCCATTACTAAATTTTTTTCTTTTAACAACACCTCCCATTGCAAAAGGAGAAAGAGTTCCACTAGAAGAAGTTTTTAATTCTTTAAGTGGAGAACCAAATATTTTTACAATGTTCCTTCTCCAGTTAGGTAAAGGTAATAGTCTTTCATTTATAATTCTTACTGCTCTATCAGTATTACCATTCCATGCAGCTTGTCCTGCTTCAACTGGTACTGATGCAATTTGTGCAGCAGGAGGAAATAAAAACCAAGGCTCTCTAGAACCTGGACCAATAAATCTATTTGCAACTAATTCAGGTAAATATCCAAACATACCAGATAATCTAGCACCCTCAGACCACCATCTATTATTATTAGCATCGTAATCAGTTATAACTTCACCATACTTTGCTATTTCTCTTAATGATTGAACACCAGAATAAATAGGTAATACAGCTAAAGTTTTTACTAAAGTTTTAGCATTACCATTTTCCATTCGTGCTAAAATTTTATTTGTTTGTGCAGATTTTGCCATAGCCCATGATAAAAACTGACCCATTAATCTTACCCATTGATTATTACTTTGTGTAAATAATAATCTATTAGATACTTGAGGTATTAATGCATCTCTGT